GCACTAATGTGGCTCAACTTACGCAAGGCATCGGACAAGCACAAGCAGCCGGCCAAGTAGGTCAAGCTAATGCCTATGCCGGAGGATTAAGTAACGTGGGCAATTATGCGTATTTATCTGGTATTGGACAAGGCGGTGGAACTGGATTAAGTCAACCAGGTGGTTTTGGCCAATCTGGATTGCAATACATTAATGGCATGGCTAACCCTAATTTTGTTGGCCCAGTACCTTAAGGATAAAATATGGCAGATTTTAGAACCGATACAAGTGCAATTAAAGTTGAACCTAATAAAGGAATGTCTTTAGCAGATATGCTGAATATTCAAAAATCATCTTATGAATTAAGTAAGATGAAAGAATTGTATCCATCCATGATTTCTGAACAACAGGCTAAATCTCGCACAGCTCAAGTTGGTGCTGATGTTGCAGAACAGACAGGTCCTTTAGAAGTTCAAACAAAAAAGCAAGCAACCGAATCCGGTGGAATTGATTTAGCGACTAAAAAACAAAATGCAATTGCTAATGGATATGTTTCTAAGATATTTGATTCAATGATTGTTAATGCTGCTAAAAATCCCGATTCTATTGATAAAAATAAATTAGTAGAAAATGTAAAAAAATGGGGGTTACAACAAGGTCGTGAGGCTGGAATTGATGAGGCAAAATCATTAGAATTAATTCAGCCTTACATTGACATTGCTCAAAATAATCCAGGGCAATTACAAGATTATTTAAAACAAAGACATATTTTAGGATTAACTTCACAGTCAAGAACTAATGCATTAGCACCTAGTGGAGTTCAAGTAAGTACAGGAGCAGGTGGTGCAACAGTAAATACTAATCCATTTGCTGGTATGCAAGAAGGCCAAGCAATACCAGGCACAACATTTATTAATCAATTGCCACCAACAACACCAATTCAAACACCAACAGGAGAAAACACATATCTTGGTGCTGTTCCTCAAGGAACTCCTATTGTTTCTTCACAAGGGCCAATGTTTAATGAAAAAGCAAAAATTGCACAAAATGATTGGTCTACAACAACAGCAGATTTAAAAGATTCAGCTAATAGAATACCTGTTATTCAAAACATTAAAAAGTTAGGCCCAGAAGCATTTACAGGCGTTGGTGGTAAAAGAAAAGAATTAATGGCAGGATTATTAGGTTCTGTTGGCATTGATATTTTAACTGCTGAAAAAACAGCAACAGATGAATTGGCTAAAAATTCAGCAATTTTACAATTAGCTGGTGGCAATACTGATTTAGCTAGAACTATTGCAGAAGCAACAAGTCCTAATAAAACAATGACTAAAGAAGCAATAGATTCAATGGGTAATCAATTATTAGGCGTTGAAAAACTTAAACAAGCAAAATACAATTATTTACAGCCATATACTAAAGATATTAATAAATACAATGAAAAATTGGCTGAGTTTTCTAATTTTGCTGATTACAGATTGTTCCAAGAAATGACACCTAGCGAAGTTGCTAAGTTAAAAGCATCTATGTCACCTACTCAACAAAAAGAAGTTAGCGACAAAATTGCAGAAGCTAAACGATTAGGAATATTAAAATAATGGCTACATTAGCAGAACTTTGGGATTCAAATCAATCAACAAAAGATTTTACTCAATTTCCACAAAGTAGAGGCGTTACTGATACTCATAAAGGTATTGATTATAAAACTCCACTAAATACTCCTATTGCTGCTAATATCTCTGGAACAATTCGTTATAAGACCAACGATCCTAAAGGTTATGGCAATGCAGTAGAAATTGTTGATGAAAAAGGAAACGTCTTACAAAGGTATGCTCATTTAAATGAATTTTCTGTGCCTAATGGATCAAAGATTGAAGCAGGACAAATATTAGGTAAATCAGGTAATACAGGTAGATCAACAGGTCCTCATTTACATTTTGAAGATTTTCAATCTAAATATGCTAATAAACAAACTGGCGAAACATTAGCAGATTTATGGGATAAAACACCAGCAACTGAACAACCTAAAGTTACTAATGAGCCAAAGACAATTAAACCTTCAATGTCCAAAATTGAAGCAATTCAAAATATGGGACAAAAGGCTATTGGTGAAGTAACAGGATTTACACCAGAAACAGCAGAGTTTGTTGCTAAAGACTTGGCTGCTAAATTTGATAATACTGTTGGTAGTGTATTGCCATTCTTTACTAAAAAAATTAGTCAAGCAAGCACACGATTTTTAGGTGCAGATAAAGCAGCAGAGATTTCTGACAAATTAACAAGTTATGTTGATAAGCCTGTTGGCAAAGCATTTGGTATTACTAATGATCCTGTTTATCAGAATGAAGCTCTTGGTAAAATTATGAACTTTATTGGTGAAAACAAAGAAAAAGGCGATCAATGGATTGCAAATAAAACAGGCATTAATAAAAATGATGTAGCCTTTTTTTCTGATTTAGCATTAATTAAAGCAGGCGAAGTTGGTGCAAAAGCAACAGGTAAGGCAGCAGGGCAAATTAGTCAACAATTTGAAGAAGCTAAAAAAGAATTTCCTGTTGCAGGAATGAATAAACCAGTAACAAAACCTACTGTAACACTTGAGCCATTAGAACAAAAGTCAACATTATCTGGTGCTGGTGCTGCTGAAGTTGGTCAAGAAAATTTAAGAATTGCTAGAGCAAAAGAATTACCAATTCCTATTGAATTATCAAAAGATCAGGCAACAAGAAGCCCAGCCGATGTAAGATTTGCTAGAGAAACCGCTAAAGATCCAGTATTAGGTCAACCATTACAAGAAAAATATGCGTCTGATAATGCAAAAATTCAACAAAATTTAAATCAATTTATACAAGATACAGGTGCTGAATTTTCTGAAGCTGGCACACCTAAACTTGGTGAAATGTTAGTAAATACTGTAGAACCTTATAAAAACACTAGAAAAGCTGAAATTGAACCGGCATATACTCAAGCAAAAGAAGCCGGTCATATGAGTGAACCTCTTGAAATAAATCCACTTCAAAAATTTGTAGAAAAAAATGCATCAGCTTCTAAAAATGCACCAATTATTAATGCAATAGAAAATGAAATAAGTCGTTTATCAAAAGATGGGAAAATCACCATTAATGATTTAGAAGAAGTTCGCAAAATGGTAAATGTTTTACGTCAAGATGCAGGACCAAATTCTTATTATGGTAAAAATGCCATAAGAATTATTGATAAAATGACCGAAAATAAAGGCGGTGAGTTATATCAAAAAGCAAGAAAATTAAATGCTGATTATATGACGGAATTTGAAGACACTCCTGTTCTTAAAAATATATTTTCAACAAAACGTGGTACAACGCAACGTGCAATTGCTATTGAAGATTTAGTTGAAAAATCTTTATTAAAAGGACCTAAAGACGATGTTGTTAAATTATTTTCTACGTTAGAGAAATCTGGCCCTGAAGGTGCAACAATGATTAATGAGTTGCGTGGTTATGTAGCTCAAAAAATTAAAGATGAAGCCACTAAAGGAGTTTCATTAGATATTAATGGTTTGCCTTATGTATCAACAAAAAACTTAGACACAATTATTAAAAATTTAGATAAGAGTGGAAAGTTAGAATATATTTTTGGAAAAAAAGGTGCTGAACATTACAGAACTCTAAATGATGTTACTAAAGATTTACAAACAATTCCACAAAACGTAACAAATCCTAGTGGGACTGCTGCAACATTATTAGGTGCATTAACAGAGATGGGCGTACAAGGTGCAACAACTGGTATCCCTATTCCTATTGCAATGATTGGGAAACAAATATATAAAAATCAAAAAACTAAAAGTCAACTCAAAAAAATAAGTGATTTTGTTAATTACAGCAAGGAAAATAAATGAGCGTCTTACTTTCACCAATTGGGAATGGATTCCAATTCTTAACCACCACAGGACTGCCTTTAAATGGCGGTCTGTTATATACCTATCAAGCAGGTTCTAGCACTCCTTTAGCCACCTATTCTGATAATGCCGGTAATGTAGCCAATGCAAATCCAATTGTCTTGGGAGTCGATGGTAGACCGGCCACAGAAATTTGGGTAACGTATGGATATAGTTATAAATTTGTATTGTGCGATAGCAATGGTAATGTGATTCAGACTTATGATAATCTTTATGGTATCTTGCAGACTGCACCAACAGTATCGGCAACAGTTCCTAGTGGATTAATTGCTATTTGGTCAGGCTCATTAGGCTCTATTCCTAGTGGCTGGGTATTATGTAATGGTCAAAATGGAACTCCAGACCTTAGAAACTCATTTATTTTAGGTGCAGGAGCAACTTATGCAGTAGGTTCAACAGGTGGTTCTGCTGATTCTGTTTTACCTAGTCATACTCATGCTGCAACTGTTACAGACCCTGGTCACTTTCATAATCAAAATTATGGTGGGGGATCAACAAATCCTGCAGGATTGACTGCACCATCAGGTACACCTATTGCTGTTGGTGGATCAAATACCGCATCAGCAACAACAGGTATTTCAGTTGCTAACGCTTCTGCTGGTGTTAGTCCTACAGGTGGTAATATGCCTCCATATTATGCTTTGGCATATATACAAAAGACTTAATCATGGAAATGCAAAATTTATTAAACATAGGCATTGGTGCAGCACTAGCTTGTTTAGGTTGGTTTGCTAGACAGTTATGGGAAGCTACGCAAAATCTTAAAGATGATTTAAAAAAATTAGAAATTGATTTGCCAACAAACTATGTTCGTAAAACTGACATTGATGCAAGGTTTGACAAGTTAGAAGCCATTTTAGATAAACTGTTTGATAAATTAGATAATAAGGTGGATAAATGAGCCTAGACCCAATTTCAGCAGCATTAGATTTAGGTAATACTTTAATTACTCGAATCTTTCCAGATCCAGCTCAAGCAGCCAATGCAAAGTTGGAATTAATCAAATTACAACAGTCTGGTGAACTTGCATCGATGATTGCACAGACTGACATCAATAAAGCAGAGGCTTCAAATCCATCTTTATTTGTATCAGGATGGAGACCAGCAATTGGTTGGGTAAGTGCTTTAGCGTTAGCCTACCAATATTTATTGAGGCCACTATCAGGCACTATTGCCGGTATATTCGGAATTGTAATTCCACCATTGCCAGGCTTAGATGATAATCTATGGCAATTAATGATGGGAATGCTTGGTATGGGTGGACTCAGAACTTTTGAAAAAGTTCAAGGAGTGGCTTCAAAATGAAAGTAAAAGATCATGTTTTATTAATTTGTGCCTGGTCATTGGTTTGTGTCATTGTGGCCATGTTACTCATGTTTATCTATGCCATTTTAGATCCGTCAGTCGATGATACTGAAGTATTTAAAATTATTGGGCCAAGTTTTCAAACTGTCATTGGCGGATTTATTGGTTTAATAACCGGCATTAAAATTGGAGAAAAATAATGACTCAACTAACTGAACACTTTACTTTAGAAGAATTAACTGTCACTAGCCACAGAGAGTTTGACAATACTCCTAATGATGTTGAAATCGCGAATCTTCAAAGATTAGCTGAATTTTTAGAAACAGTTAAAACTGTCTTAGGTGGCAAGCCGGTGATGATTAATTCAGCGTTTAGGTCTAAACAGGTCAATGATGCAGTCGGATCTAAGGATACTAGTCAGCATCGTGTTGGATGTGCAGCCGACATTAGGGTGCCAGGCATGACACCAAATGAAGTCATCCAGACCATCATGGCATCCGATATAGCTTATGATCAGATTATTAGGGAATTTGATTCTTGGACTCATATCTCCATCCCTAATGAAATAGGTGGCACTCCAAGAAAGAAAGCATTAGTGATTGATAAAACAGGAACAAGAATTTACTCATAAAGGAATAATATGAAATTCAAAATTGAAGGTAAGCACCACGAAAGTAAAAAAGGCCATTACATTGTTGAGCGTGAGCATGAAAAGAAAGAACACAATGAATTGGTCCGACTTGAAAAAAAACTAGATAAACATATGTCTTTACCGGCAGAGAAAGCTCATGGCCAAGAAGCTCATCCGCTGCCGAATATGCGTAAACCTTAATTCTTTTGTGTTGGAGGAATCCAGCCAAGTGCTTTAAATCGTTTAACGATGTCGGTATATTTGGCTGGAATATATTTCCAATTAGGATTCTTCCAACCTGGCTGATGATTGTTCATATTCCTACTTTAATCTTTAAATGATTTTGAAATACAATTTGATGCGACTTGGCTGAATTAAATTGGTTTGTGCCAATCGGTGCATGGTAGAAATTACGCTCCAACATTAATGCACCAATATCTTGCTTTTCGCCTTTAACGTATTTAAATAAAAAGTTTTGTGGCGATATTGTGTGAATTGTGGCAATTGCTGCCTCAACTCGTTTTACATAAAACTCTTTTTCTTCTTTCTCTAAACTAGCAAAGTCCTCTGGTGTCATTTTGCTCGATGCCATTCGTAGTAATTCTTTTTGATCCGGACTTAACATACACTTCCCCTTGTGTTTTCGACTAAAAAAATAGTTAAACTGCAAATAAATAAAGCAACTAAAAAACAAAAGAATATAAATCTCATTTATTATCTCCAAATAAATTAAAGTGAACAATTAGACAAAATATATATCCAAAACAAAATATAACTAAATCGCTTAGAAATGTTTGAATCATTATTTATGCCCCCAAATTAAATAACCCAACCAAAATCCCCAGGCTACTGCCAATAAAAGTGATGCTAAATAATCTTTTAGTTTCATTTTTCTCTCGCTTTCTTAAACTGTCCAATATCTGACATTAAATTGTTTGCATCAATGATTTGTTTTAGTGTTGTTATTTCTACATCTTTATCATGCAACATATTGTGATAGCGTTCAATTTCTTTTGCTTGGTCTAGGAGCATATTTGCTGCCGCGAAAAGTTGTTCTCTGTTGCCTAACCAGTTTTTTAAAGCATCTGCTAATTCGTCTGGTGTCCATTTCATATAAGATGGTTTAAGCCTTAAAGTCATTTCTCACTCGCTTTCTTTAAATAATTATTACTAAAATATTGCTTGGAAAATTCTTGGCATTCATTAAGTGTTTTGAAATATCTTTTTTCCATCGGTGTTTGCGAACAAATGACTGTTATTTCATACATATCATTCTTTAATTCAATGTTTCGATAAGTACTCATTTTTCACTCGCTTTCTTTAATAACTCTCTGCCAAACATTAAAATATGTTGTTCATGTCCCCAGTTTGGAAACATTTTCCAAGCGTCAATTATTTCATCATCAGTTAATTCACGAGGTTTATATTTTTCAGGCAAAGGTCTTGCTTCGGCATAAAACTTTTCCACTTGTTCTTTGCGAAAAATATCATCGTCTTCATCAATCAATTCTTTAAAATCATTTAAAACTTGTTCATTTGCCTTTTGAATCAATTGATACTTTAAATCTTGATTGGAAATCTTTAAATCTGCTATTTCTTGTGCTTGTTGACGCAACATATCAGATATTTCTTCAAGAAATGGATTGTGATTTTCACTTTCAACTATTTCTATTAATTCATTTGCAGTCATTTGTCACTCGCTTTCTTTATAGGCAAACAAAGTAATTAATTCAACTCTGGTGTAATTTCCATAACATCCATCATCGAAACTAATTCTTGGACCGCCAGCAATAGATAAACTTTCAATAACCCCTTCAGATTCATCATCTATCAAAATGACTCGATCTCTTATCTTTGGTTCACGAGAAATAGATAATTGAGTAATTTGTTTTTTTAAATTATTAATTTCTTGTGCTTGTTCTTTAATTTTATTAACTGCTTTAATGTTTAAATCGGTAGAAGATGCTTGAATGCCTAATAAATCTTTTAACTTTTGTATTTCTTTTTCTTGCATTTCACATTTATTTTGCAATGAAATAATAAAACTTGGATTTTCTCTCAATAATTCATCTAATTCATTTGCAGTCATTTTTCATTCGCTTTCTTTAAAATAAATTTAGTCCATCCCCAAATATCAAAAACACTTCCCCCATCGGAAATAAATTTTTCCAACTCCTTAGCTATTTCTTCATCAGTTAATTTACGCATTGGATGGGTGTAAACAGGCATATAGCCATCTATTTCATGTTCATATATATTAAAAAAATAACCACAATCTGGTGAATATTCTTTTTTAATCCAAGCTACAGGCAACTGTTCGGAATTTTCGATTGGTTCACTTTCTTCTTCTGGTGGTTTAGGTAACGGCATCCAATGGGTAACATCCATTATTCGAAGCGGTGGCACAGCATGGAACCATGTCGTTCCCAAGTAAAATGCAAAATATATCTTTGGCACATTGATGCCCCTAGAAACTCGTAAATCGTAGGCTAAGACCACGTTGCTATTATCAGGCAGCCTATCATTAACACTAATCCATTTGTTCATTTTTCTAACCTCACTTTACCCATGTATTCCCAATCTATAAGATTAATTATTTTTTTTGAAATAAATCTCATAACTCCATTTTTAGTATCGTTATAGGCATAAAGGTATTGAACATCAAAAGTATCTTCATCGTAATATTCTTTTGTCTCTGGTTCTGCCTTAATTCTTGCATCGTCACAATAATCAAATGAACCCAATCTTGTAATTTCATACCATTCTTTAGTTTGGAAATTCCATCCCTCACATTGTTTACCATCAAGAAATGCTCTAATAACCTCTGCGTGTTTATGCTTCATTTTTAGTTCCTTCATTTTCATCTAACCAATCAAGGTATTTACCAATAATTACACTACTTGATGGTGATTTATTTTTAATCAACAAATCAACCAAATAAGACTTTTGTCGATTTATCTTCTCAGAAAATTTAATTGCCTGGTCAAGCTGATCTTGATACTTTTTTAGTATTTCATCCATTTATTTCTCCTCTGGTGGGTTTGGTAATGGCATCCAATGGGTGACAGTGTGTAACTCACCTCGATCACTGAACCATTTGCCATTCATTAAAAATCCAATATCAATTTGGAATTTGTCATCGCTAAAAACAATTACATCTTCAGCAATCTTTGGCAGCCGATCGTCAATGCTGGTCCATTCACTTAAAGTTAATTGAATCATTTCTTTCTAGCCTCCATCATTGCATCAGCCCAAACATAAGACCATCTAACTTTATGGTCTAGCCAATTTTCTGTTTTAGTAGTATTTGTTGGTGTGTACCTTTTTTCCCCATTTAAATAAGATGTCGCAATAATAGTTTCTGACCACTCTTTTTTAGGAAAAAGTAATGGTACTTCTGGTGCATGAGCAGCAAAAAAATCTCTTAAATCCATACCTTCTTGACCCCAAGCACCTTCTTGGTTTTTAGTTGTTACTGGAAATGCTTTCATATATTTTGCTCCATTAATGTTCATTTTTTACATACCCAAAGAAATCATCCAGCTGATAACCTTTTCTCCGGAGTGCCACTTGCAGCTTAATTAATGCTCTTTTATAGCATTCAAAAACAGCACTTTCATTTTCTCCAAGCTCTTGTGCAATCATTGGAAAAGTTGCAACTGTATCTAAATTAAGTTTTTCAATAGTTTTCATTTACATCCTTAAACTTAACATTAAGGTCGTATAACGCATCTTGGATTAAATCCAATTTCTGCTGTGGTTTTAATGCATCAAAAGTGGGTGGGAACTCAACTACCCATCCTAAATAATCTTTTTGTACTACTTTAAGATTGATTACCATTTAATTGCTCCTTAATTATTTCATCTGTTAAATTATTTAATATTTCTCGCACTACATCAATGGATTCTAGGTCTGGTTCATTCTTGAATGACACTAGGCAATCTTTACCAAAGATTGAAACTTGGTAATCATCCATGAATGGCCTCGACAGTTACAACAATCTTTCCACCTTTCATTACTGGCTTTCTTAAAATGCTCAGCTCATCAATCTGCGAATCATCATCCCAAACACCAGCAGCAGTCAATGAATCCAAAATTGCTTTAAATCTGTTGTCGAGATCATCTTTTCTTTTGGTAGCCGGCCAATAATCAATATGAACTCTTACTGGCTGAATACCAAATTTAATAGGATAAAACTGAGAAACGATGTTACATACAGTCTTTTTATATTCTTTGCCCTTGGTGCTGATGTGCATATGGTGACCAGAACGTCTGTAATAGACATTGTTGCTAAGCGGTACTGGGAATGACATAAAGGAGATCATCATTTTTTCATTGCTTTCATGGCTTGAGCTTCTTTTTTCATTTTGGCTTTCTTTTCTTTATCGGCCTTACTGTCCATTTTTACTTTGGCAGTCTTAAAATCTGAATCATCAATATCAAAAATGGTCCATTCTTTAGGAAATAAATTAACTGCTGGGGGACTATATTTATAATCCTCCAGCAACCAATCAAGAGTTACCTCAGAATGGGAGATCGCCATCTTGAGCCGGTGTTTCAGCAAAATCTGCATTTGCAGAACCTTGAACTCCAAAGTCCTCCGCAGCAGTGGTTTTACCACCACCTAATGCTTCTCCATCAGCTACCTTTTGGAGATTGTTTAGGTAAAAGGTAACTCCTTTGGCCATATTGGAATCATAGGCTGATGCCATAATGGAGGCTCTGCAATAGTCACCAGACACAAATTCTGTGCTATTGATGATCTCTTTGCCTTTCAAATCAATTACTCCAGGCTTCTCTGTAGATTTACAACGCAGATAGAAGTGGCCATGATATTCCTCACTGTGTGGAGTGCCATCTTGCTTATTGCCATCACCATCTTTCAATGGATTCTTAAGTCCTTTAACCTTGGACAAATCTCCAAACTTCTTTTCTAAGGCTGCTTTCATGGCTGCCTTGATTTTGGTGATGCCATCGACATCAGTCTTTGGAATCAACAACTCTACTGAGTAAGACATTTTGCCATCAAGGCCTTCTCTTGGAGTATGCCAGGCTAAATAGGATGCACGAACTTTATTGGTAACTACTTTCATTTTTCACTCTTTTCACAAAATTGGAGCATTTTATCCAGATGCTCCGGACTGGTACTAATTAATAATTGGTAAACCAAACTGCTAGGCCATAACCTAATGCAATGCCGAAAACTATTACGATGAAGTAATCAATTAATGGTGTTTTCATTTTTCCCTCACTAATAAGGCAAACAATAAAGTAAATGCAATCGTTTGCGTTGGATATTTGACAATTAAAAAAGCTGAAAAGATTAAGAAGGCAATTGCAACTGCAAGCAAAATGACCAAAACAATGTATTCAAATATTTTTTTTAAGATGTTCATTTGATTACCTCGGCTAATTTAAGTTCGCCAGTTTCGCCATCGTAAGTCAATTTTATGTTGTCAAAACTATTTGTTAATTTATGCAAACCAAAAATATTTGATTTAGATACATATCCAAATAAAACAATATCAGGCTTTGGTTCTGGTTTAATGCGATATTCTTCATCGTCATACCAACCAGGACATTCAGAATCTATCCAAGTTATTTTAGATATTCGTCTTTCAATCTTTGCACCATCAGCCCAAGCTTTAATTAATTCTGCGTGTATGTGTTTCATTTCTTTTCCTTTTCTCTAATTAAATTTAACTGCATGAAATAACTTTAAACTACTTTTAATAACAAAACAATACTTTTTTAATAAATATTTTGTAATTATTTAAAATTAAATGCTAAACTGTAATTTCTTAAGAAAGGAATTACATGAAACAACCTAGAAATTTTAATAAATTATTGTTGGAGTTTGGAACTGCCAAAGCTGTTGCCATCGATTTGGATGTATCGGTGCAATCAGTCTATATGTGGGCCAAGCTAGACCGAGTGCCTACTCGTTATTTAAAGAGGATTGAAGAATTAACTGAAGGCAGAATCAAGCCGGCTGATCTTAGACCGGATTTATTACCAAATTTTAACAACCCAAAACTTTACATGAACCCTATTAACCAAATCGAACAGGAAGACGAATAATCATGGCATACCACTCACCACTCTCAGCAAGTTCTTTACCTCGCATTGCACTCTGCCCAGCCTCATATCGCATGAGCATTGGCATCCCCAATAAATCCAATCCAGCAGCAGAACGTGGGACTCGGATTCACGAAATGGCTGAATTACTTGGAAAAGGCGAAGAAGTTATTACAGAAGATCAAGAAGGTTTAGAATGGGCCAATGCTTACCTTAATTATATTAGTGATTTTGTGTGTGGACATTATGAACTTGAAACAAACTTAACAGAGGCATTAATGACTGTTCATCCTCTTTTGGGTGGAACTGCTGATGCTATTATTGTCAACGATAATGAATTACACATTGTTGATCTAAAGACCGGCAGAGGGGTTGTAAAGACCAATTCTATTCAACTAAAAACCTATGCTTTAGGTGCTTGGATTTTACATGGTCAGCCAAATGTAACTATTTATTGCCACATCTTTCAACCGCATTATGCCCAGCAACTACCGGCTCAATATAGTTATGATGACATGGTGGCATTTGAAATTGAATTAAAAGCACTTGCAGAAAAGGCTGAAGATCCATTCCAAGATCCAACTCCATCCTATACAGCTTGTAAATATTGCAATGGTAAAACAGTTTGCCCATCCATCAAAGATAAAGCAATTGAAGTGGCTAAACAGGAATTTAAGCCATCAGAGCATTTAGCAGATTTGCCTGAATTGCTTGATACTGCTGAAATGTTAGAAGGTTGGATTGACGCAGTCAGAGAGGCAGCCAAAGACATAATGAATACTGGTGGCTTTGTAGCTGGATGGTCAATGGCCAAAGGCAGAAAGATGCAGAAGATTAAAGATGCACAGGCAGTCGTTGAACTATTTAATAATAATCCAGCCATCTTTGAGCTTAAATCAATTACTCAACTCAAGAAGTCTGGCTTTGATGTGCCGGCTGATCTGATTGATGAATCCTTATCTGCACCATCATTAAAGAGGTCTAAATGAGCGTAAAAGTCGATTGGCAAGATCATCAATTGGCATTGCTGAAAGAGTATTATCCGCATGAAACTGCTGCTCAGGTGGCGGTTTTATGCAATAAGAATGTGATGCAAATCTATCGCAAGGCAAAATTATTGGGACTAAAGAAATCTGAAGAATTTAATAAATCAGACAAAAGTGGCCGAGTCCAATTAGGTAAAATGTCAGAAGCAATGAAGGCAACCCAATTTAAGCCTGGTCAAAAGTCATGGAACAAAGGTAGGAAAGGGTTTCCATCTTTAAGTCCGAATAGCGTTTTTAAAAAAGGATCAATGCCAATGAATACTTTACCGATCGGTAGTTATCGCATTGTAGTTGATAGCAAAACCGCAAGAAAGACATTGGAATTAAAGGTGAGTGATCAGCCTGGACCAGCAAAGAATCGCTGGAAGTCGGTGCATCGATTGGTTTGGGAACAGGCTTATGGTCCAATACCTGAGAAGATGGTCATTCGTTTTAAAGTCAATCCTCCACCGCTTGATCCAGAGCTAATTACTGTGGATATTTTAGAAATGGTTTCATTAGCTGAAAATCGAGTTAAAAATTCACTTTGGGAGATGATGCCAAAGGAATTGGCTCAAGTATCGCAGCTGCGTGGAGTATTGAATAGAAAAATTAATAGCACAAGGAAAAATCATGGAAAATAATACAATAAAAGAACTTAGATCTCATTTATTTGATGCCCTAAGAGGCCTTAAAGACGGCAGCATGAAGATTGAAACTGCACAGGCCATGTCAGATGTTAGTCAAACCATTATCAACTCAGCCAAGATGGAGGTCGACTATATTAAGGCTACTGGCAATACATCTCAAGCAATTTCATTTGTGGATGTGCAAGAAGATGATCCAGTAGAGAGAATTGTGGATAATTTACCGAATGGGATAACGAGTATTGTCCGCCACCGGATTAAATAGTGATAAACTAAATCCTTAAAGTAAAAAGCCATCACTCTCAATGATGGCTTTCTTTTCCTAAACTTTACTTCTCACACCTAATATGAATAATAACATAAATCTACAGCAAAAACCATCGATAACTGTTGATGGATATACCTATTACCTACCTAATCCAGATAGAATCCCACAGGTTTTAAAGGATATTCCAAGGTGGGTGACATGGAAGGCAGTCGCGAATAATGGCGATAAACCTCGGAAGGTTCTTTATGATCCAAACTTATTAGATCAGTATGGTAAGTCCAATGATCCGGATACCTGGTCATCTTTTGAGAAGGCATTAACCTCATTCGAGGAAGGCGATCGAGCTGGCATTGGTTTTGTTCTTAATAATGATGGCCTAGTCGGTGTGGACCTTGATAACTGCGTAGATGAGAAAGGAACAATCTCACCAGAGGCAATCGACTTTCTTAAAAAGCTCCAGCCAAGTTACTGTGAGTATTCTCCAAGTCGCAAAGGTCTAAGGGCATTGGGATACGCAGAACCGCTCACAAAGGGCATCAATGGCTCATTTAATACCCTCCAAGTGGAGATGTACTCTACCGGCAGATATTTAACTATTACTGGCGATGTGATCAAGGATAAAGGGATTCAGAAGATGCCGAACTTTAATAGTTTGGCCAATCAGATTAGTCCTCAAAAGGTGGTGGCAATTATTCCAGCACCGAATAGTGATCAAGAGTTTTATGTAGATACAAACCGAAATAACTATTTATTTAAGTTTGCATCGAAGGCAAGAAATGTTATTTCTAGCGAATATATATTACTACAGGCCATTTTGGAGGAGAATAATCGAGTATGTAAGCCACCACTTACAGAACATGAGATTAGGGCTACCATCTTAAAGACAGTATCCAATTATGAATTTACTCCAGAGATTTCATTACCGAATCAAGACTTTCAAGTAAATAGCGATGGCGAAGTAATCCAAGATATTGATTGCCTGCAATTTGATATTACTAATTTAGAAATAACGAAAAAAGGGCAGATTACCAATACAAACGACAATTTGTATGCTGCCTTAAATCAATTGAAACTCAAATACGATGAGTTTACCCAGCAAATCATGCTCTACGACAAAAACGATTTTAGGGCGATTCGTGAAACGGACTTTTTTAGTCTATCAATGCAATTAGAACGACATGGCTTTGCAACTCCATCCAAGTCGAATTTAATGGATTGTGTATATAAAGTGGCTCACGATCAGCGATTTGATTCAGCGATTGAATGGGGTAATTCCCTCAAATGGGATGGCATTAAACGTATTGATCATTTATTTAGTACTTATTTTGGTGTCGAATCCTCAGCCAGAGAGATGGCTTATTCTCAATATTTTGCGACTGCAATGGCCGGCAGATTACTTGAGCCTGGCATTAAAGTGGACATGGCCATTGTTTTAATTGGTAAAGAAGGTATGAGGAAGTCATCAGCAGTTAATGCTTTAGCTCCGATACCAGATACCTATGCAGAACTGAATTTTCACGATATTGATAACAAAGACAGCAAAATGCTACTGAATGGCAAACTTATTGGCGAATTGGCAGAACTGCAAGGATTAAGGTCCAAAGAGGCAAATATGATCAAGGCATGGGTAGTAAGGCAAGTTGAGGAATATCGGCCCCCATTCGCTAAATTAAATGTTCGCATCCCCAGACGATGTGCATTTATTGGCACAACCAATGATGATGAATTTCTCAGCGTTGGTGAAAATAATCGTAGGTGGCTGCCACTTGATGTAGTCAATCAAGCGGATATTGAGGCACTCATTGCCGATAGAACACAGATTTGGGCAGAGGCAATTCATACTTTTAAAGAGTCTGGAGTGCTGTTTAGGGATGCAGAAACGTATCAAAAAGAAGTAAACGACACCTACTCAGTCATTGATGAATCGCTCCAAGATAAGATTGAAGAGTATATTAAATTGAATTATCAGCAGTCATATAAAGTGTCTGAAATCTGCATGGGCATCCAAAGTAATCCATTTAATGCACCGACAAAAGGGGAACAAATGACAGTAGCAAGAATGCTTAAACATCTTGGATTTGAGAAAAAACGCATTGGAACGACGAGAACTGTGGTGTGGCAAAAGCCTAAAAAGTGACACACCTATCAAAGGTGTGTCTTTTTTTAAACAAAATTAAGACACACCTCAATAAAAAATGACATACCTCAATGACACACCTTTTTAAAAAAAATTATTTTATGAATCAATACCTTGACATACCTGACATACCTTTTTTAATATTTATTATTATTTATATAAATATAGGTATTTATAGGTATATATACATATTTGGCACTATATAAGGAAATGGTAGGTGTGGTATACCTAGTGTGTCACATCTAAAAATCACTTAAAACGGAGAGGAAAATGGATGATCGAGTTTATTGCAAAAATTGTGTGTCAATGCCGAATGAGTTGGCCAATGGTGAATACAAAACTTGGAAAGGGCAATGCAAAGCTGGTGATCCTTGGTGGACTCCAGATTTAAAAAATCGATGCACCAAGTATCAAGAAAAAAAAGTTGTTGTTGAAGAAATATTTTGGGATTAAATTTTGTTTCCCACAAAATAAAAGTTTTGTTATAAAATGAGTCATCTCATGGTGAGATTTCTTTGCAAAGGAAAATTAAAAATGAATTATGGTAAACCAGCATCAGGCGAGAAAATGCCTAAAGGCGTAGTATCTAGCGACAAAACAGGCATGAAAAAAGGATCAGAGTCTGGTCCAAATAGTTTAAAAGGCACTAAAGGCGAATCAGGTGAAATGATTCCTAAAGGTGCAACTGCAAGTGATATGTCTGGCGAGCGTAAAGCTAAACTTGTTGGCGGTGTTGCAATGGGCAAGGCTGATGGCATTGGTATGAGAGATGCAAGTCACATGGGTAAAAACGATGGTATGTTAGGCGAAATGAAGGGCGGCAGCTCTGAAAAAGTCGTTTATGACCATAAACGCATGGTTCATCCACAAGATTAATAAAACAAAACCCCTAATACTTTGTCGAGTGTTAGGGGTTTCTAACATCAAATAGGATAATTATTTAATGTCTGAAAATCATTTTAAAAGTAACTGCGGAAACTGTAAACATTTCAGCGAACCCAATAATATTTTAGGTTCATGTCGCAGATACCCTACTTATCAAAACAGGCATTCTACAGATATCTGTGGTGAATATGCCCAAAGTTCAACATTTGGAGCATTGGACAACATTGTTCAAGAAATAACCAAAGAATCCATTCAAGCTGAAGTGGCTGCAATGAAACCCAAAGCAGGAAGGCCTAAAAGAAATGTTGCTTAAACCTTTACACGATAAAATTGTAGTCAAACCCATTGAACGAGTTAAATCGTCTTTGATTCATGTGATTATGGATGAGAAAGACAACATGGGAACTGTAATCGCAGTCGGACCAGGCAAGAAATTACCTAATGGCAGACGTGAAGAAATGCCGGTTTTAGTCGGCTCATTTGTCAGATTTGGCACAATGGGCAAAGACGAATATTTAAAATACACAGAATACTTTGAAAATAATGAGCGTTATCTGGTCATGTCATGGTCGGATATTTGCTTTGAACAGGAGGCAGCGTGATGATTAAATCATCTGAAATGTCGTTTAAATATAAGCGTTTATTATTTATAAGTAAAATATTGGATAAATTACTAGAACATTTTGAAATTGAAATTTATGAAGAAGAAAGTCGTTTAAGAAATAAAATTTATAAAAATTCAAGATTACATAAAAAGGCTTCAAGTATTGTTACTAAAGGAGAAATAAATGCCATTAATTAAATCTAAATCAGAAAAAGCTGTGCCTAAAAACATCAAAAAAGAGATAGAAGCAGGTAAACCACAGAAACAAGCAGTAGCAATAGCACTTAATGTACAACGTGAAGCAAAGAAAGGTAAAAAGAAATGAAAATAGAATTTCACATCGATCAAATTAACGAAATGATGAAGTATTTAGATGAAGTACCTCATAAGTATGCGAGAGGACTCATTGAATACATTCAAGCTCATGTAAATAAACAAATAACACCGAAGCCTCCACAACCTCAAAATGTTGAGGAAAAACAAGATTCTACAATAGATGGAATTACAATTAATTTTGTTCCGGCTGAAGAACCAGTAGCGTAAATATATAATTTTATTAATCAATTACTTAACTTTTGATACAAATGGCAGAACGTGGCGCACCTGAAGGCAATAAAAATTCTGTGAAAGGAAAACTCTTTCATGGAGAATTGCGTAAAATTTTAGTGCAAGATGATCAGCGTAAATTGCGTAAAATTGCAGAAAATTTAGTTAAGGCTGCCGAGGAATCAGAGGCATGGGCAATTAAAGAGATAATGGATCGCATGGATGGTAAGGCCATTCAGTCCACAGATATTACGACTGATGGCCAAGTAGTTAACAGTATTCATGTTGCATTTGTAAAGCCAAATGAGTGAAGTTGATGGAGCAATAGCCAAGGCTGAATTCCCATTTAAGATGTCGACCTTGTTCGACAAATCACGTTACAAGGTTTACTGGGGTGGTCGAGGTGCAGGCAAATCTCATTCAGTAGCTAAAGCATTATTAATTTTAGGTGCTAAGTCACCGATTCGCATCTTATGTGCCAGGGAATACATGACATCGATGCGTGATTCGGTGCATAAATTATTAAGTGATCAGATAGAATTATTGGGATTAGAATCCTTTTATGAAATTCTACAATCCAATATCAAGGGCAAGAATGGCACAGAATTTAGTTTTGTCGGCCTTAAAAACAATACTGCTAATATCAAATCATATGAAGGTGTGGATTATTGTTGGATAGAGGAAGCACAGTCTGTTACCAAATCCTCATGGAATATTCTCATTCCAACCATCCGAAAAGAAAACTCTGAGATATGGGTGACATTCAACCCAGAACTTGAAACCGATGAAACTTTTCAGCGTTTTGTGCAACATCCACCTGAGAACGCAATTATTCAAAAGATTAACTGGTCAGATAATCCTTGGTTTCCGGAAACTTTGAACCTTGAGCGCATCTCACTCAAGAATCGTGATCCTGAATCCTACAATACAGTTTGGGAAGGAATGTGCCGAGTTACTGTTGATGGTGCTATTTTTGCCAAGGAGATGCAACAGGCTGAGATGGATAACCGAATCACTAGAGTGCCATACGATGCCATTAAGCCAGTTCATGCAGTCTTTGATTTGGGCTGGGCTGACCATACTGCGATATGGTTTGTGCAGTTTATTGGGTTAGAAATCCGATTAATTCGATATATGCAGGCCAATCAACAGACGATTAGTTGGTATTTGGCTGAGATGCAAAAGTTTGGTTATCACTTTGATACGCTGTGGCTGCCACATGATGCAGCTGCTAAATCATTAGGATCAGGGCGATCGATCGAGGAGATTGTGCGTAGTGCTGGATATAAAGTGCAGATACTGCCAAGAGTGCCGGTGACTGATTCCATTAATGCAGCCAGAACTATTTTTAATAAATGCGTGTTTGATCGTGAGAACTGTGGCGATGGCCTGCAATGTCTAAGGCATTATCGGTATGATGTTGATGAGAGTGGCGCATGGTCACAGAAACCATTGCATGACCAATATTCCCATGGTGCTGATGCATTTAGGATGCTAGGTCTTTTAGTTAATGAGCCAAAGAAAACAGTAAAAAGACCAGTTAATATTGAACGTGGCTCATGGATGAGTTAAAATTGCAAAAATTACAAGGGTAAATTATGGCCGAAGAAATCATAGAGCAAGATGACAGAATCTATCAAGCGATGGAATTTTTACGTCAGGTGAATGATGTAGATTCAAATAATCGTGCTGAAGCTCTTGATGATGTGCGTTTCTCTAATGGTGATCAATGGCCTGTTGACGTGCAAAACAGTCGTTTACTTGAAGCCAGACCATGTCTAACCATTAATAAAGTCGATGCGTATTGCCGACAGATTGTCAATCAAATTCGTGAACAAAGACCTAGAATTAAAGCTCATGGCATGAATACTCAAACGGATGAAAAGCAGGCACAAATCATTACTGGGATGTGCCGACACATTGAATTACAGTCCGATGCCGACCAGGCTTATATTAATGCAGTCGATTATGCGGTTCGCATGGGCTGGGGATATATCCGAGTCCATACCGATTATGTGAAGGATGATAGTTTTGACCAAGAGATTTATATTCGACCAATTGAAAATCCTTTTACTGTGTATTTTGATCCCAATTCCATCATGGCTGATGGATCTGATGCCGAGCGCTGCCTTATCACTACCTTAATGAGTAAAAAGGCATTTAGTGCCATGTACCCTGATGCTGAAGTAGATCAAGGGTTTGTCAGTCGAGGGACTGGCGATGTCATTGGCGATTGGGTGCAAAAGGAAGAAATCAGAATTGCCGAATATTGGTATTCAGTCAGAGAATCTGTAGAGTTAATGCAGTTATCAGATGGCTCAAGCATCTACGCTGATGAAGTTGATAAAAAGTTAATGGAAAAATTAGGCGTTGAAGTTATTAATAGAAGGCCTACAGTTCGTAAAAAGATTAAATGGGCTAAAGTAACTGCCATGCAAGTGTTAGAAGAAGGCGATTGGGCAGGTCGTTATTTGCCGATTATTCCTGTTTATGGTCAAAGCACCATTGTCCAAGGTAAACATAAGCGTTTTGGCTTAGTTAGAATGGCTAAAGATCCGCAAAGGATGTATAACTATTGGTCAACTGCTCTGACTGAAACTGTCGCACTTGCACCTAAAGCAAAATGGATATTGGCTGAAGGACAGGATGAAGGGCATGAGCAAGAATGGGCTGATGCCAACAATGCAAGTAAGCCATATCTGCGTTATAAACAAACTGACATCGATGGCAGACCAGCTCCACCACCAGTAAGACAATCACCTGAACAACCTCCTACTGGAGTAATGGCTGCAATGCAGTCAATGAATTTAGATTTACAAGCAGTCATCGGTATTTACGATCCAAATCAGTTACCCCAAGGCATTCAATCCGGTAAAGCAATCCAAGGTCAGCAGATGCAAGCTGACATGACTAATATGCACTATTACGACAACTTAACTCGCAGTATTCGACAAGTTGGTAGAGTAATACTTGATTTAATCCCTCATATTTATGACACAGAACGTGCCATGCGTATTATTGGTGACGATGGTAAGCCTGAGATTATGACGATTAATGAACGCAAGATGGATGAATCTGGCATTGAGCGTATTTTGAACGACATGAGCGTAGGTGAATATGACATTGTGATGGATACCGGACCAGGCTATAACTCCAAACGTCAAGAATCTGTTGAGGCCATGATGGCATTATTCCAAGCAGAGCCATCACTTGTACAAGTCGCTGGTGATTTATTGGTCAGAAATATGGATTTCCCTGGTGCTGACATCATTGCTGATCGCATGGCAGTTAATAACCCATTGGCTCAAATTGATGATATGTCGGATATTCCACCAGCCATCCAAATGAAGCTCAAGCAAGGTGAAGCACAGGTTCAGCAATTAACTCAGCAATTACAACAGGCTCAAATGATGATGCAACAGCGTCAAGATATTGAGCAAGTCAAGCAAGATAATGAAACCAAGCGTGAACTCATGCGTCAGACTACTAAGGGCCACGATACTGAGATGCGTGTTCAGACTGCAATGCAAGAAACTGTGGTCAAGACTGAAACGCAAAAAGAAATTGAGCAAATGAAGGCGCAATTAGCACTTTTATTGGCAAATATGAATAGAACATCAGCTAGAGAAGCAGAGGCAGAGGCTGTTGAACGTGGAATTTAATATTGTCAATAATTATTTAAAGTAATAAGATTCAAACGTACCGATTCGTTTAATCGGAAAATACTGAGGAGCTTCGAAAGATGGCCAATGTTTTAACAAGTGAAAATAGTACCGAGTTTTACGCAAATAAATTAGGTTTAGCTGAAGATTCTCCGACTGAGGCTGTGGAAAACACAGAGCCAGTAGATGAAATTAAACAGAGTGAGCCGGAAGTTGTCGAGAACGAGGAAAAAGTAGTAACAGAAGAACCAAAACCTAAAGTAAAGATGCGTTTTGATGAAGTCACAAAACAACGTGACCTTGCTAAACAGGAAGCTGAACAAGCAAGAATCAGAACACAAGAATTAGAGCAAGAGTTAAAAGCGATTAAATCTCAGGCTGTTCCAAAAGAGCAGAGCAGAGATGAGAAACCAAGACCAGATCAATTTGTGGATGCGTTTGAATACGCTGAAGCATTGGCTGATTGGAGTGCTGAAAACGCTGTAATGAGAGCAAGGCAAGAAGATGTAGAAAAAATGAAACAAGCGGAACGTGCCAAAGTTATTGATA